AGGAGTCTCATCTTCTCTTCATTGCGTTGTAACACTTCTGTCGCAGTCATTGTTGGCCCGTTGGACATCAACAATTGATCGACATAAAAGGCCTGACGGATTGCGTTCCGTCTTTCTTGCTCCATTGCCAGCCCCAGTGGATTGTTTGCACCGATGTTGAGCGGCTCTAAACGATCACGGGTTCCGGATCTATAGAAATTCAATGCACCAGGTGTGGTGCGGATTGGCATCATAAAGCTATCGTCCGGCACCATGAGCGGTGGATCGATTTGCTTTTGCGCTGCACGAATTGTCACCTCTGACATTTTGTTCAGCATTTTAACGTCCGGCAGTGCCGTCATTGCCGGTGATCGCCCATATGTGCTTACACTGTCTTTGACAAAGCGCGGAACCATGAACGGAAATTCATCAAATCCGCTTTCGTCGAGCATTTGTTTTGAATCGGCGTGATAGTAGATCGATGCAATTGCTTTGAGTTTACCGATTTTGCCTTTGGTTTCGCCGCGTGGATAGACCACATGGATGATTTTGTGTTCTTTGTACGGGTCATTTTCCAGGTCACTAAGGCAATCTCTGGGCAAGTTGTCTTTGCCAAAGCGCTGTTCCATTGCGCGCGCAGTCATATCGAACTTACGATAGACCGTATCAACGGCCCCTTTTGCATCTTCGCTTATGCAAATCTCAGCAATGTGGCGTGACGCAAACCGTAAACCCTGTAAATCTGCATCAACATAAAACGCAGCTGTGCCAAACACGACCAGGTCATAATACAGTTCATGGATCTCTTGCTGAAAATTAGACCGGTTAAAGTGCTGGTACATTTGTGCCAGGCAAATCTCTAGCCATTCATTGGCCTCATCATTGTTTTGCAATGCCGGATCCCGATACCGCAAGCTAAACCAAGGTGTGGACGGGCTGGTGAGCATACCGTGCAGGGATGATGACAATAGCTCGACAGAGTGAATTGCAGTGCCGTCAAAGATCAATTCTGTGCGCTTATCACCTTGTGTGCGTTTTTTCGTGATGTCAGCTTTGCGCGGCAGCATATAGTCGGCAAGCTCTTGCCAATGCTTTTCCCAATTTGACCGTTGCGTCTGGAGCGTTTGGTAACGGCGATCCAGCGCTGCTATCGTGGGTGATATCTGCATTACATGTTTCCTAGCGTACCCATGAGGGACGTTTTCTTTTTCTTCAATCCAGGCGCTAAACCATCAAGCGATTTCCCTTGTGTGCGGCCAGCCATCTTTTGATTAAGGCTTTCCAGGGGATCCACAGTTCTTGTGCCTTTGCGCTGTGCTGGCTGAGAAGACATCGCGCCCATTTTCCCAGCTTGGTTTTTGTATGCCATCAATTTATCAATCCCCCGCCCATCAGTGATCGACGGCGGCGTAGGTTTAATTCGTCTTCATCTGTTAGAAGACCTTGTGATGTTGTTTGGATGTTTGCACGGCGACCTTTCTTTGCTGTTTCAGCAACAGCTGCTTCTGCAGGGCCATCTGCTTGCGCTATAATTTGCTCAGCTTCTGCAACACCAGATGCTGCCGTACCGGTGCCACCAGCTGTGATGTTATCCGATGTTCCGCTACTTGATGTGTCTAGCGTTGTGGTGTTTGTCGCGGATGTGCCGACACCATCATCTGCCGTTGTCGTTGTGTCATCAGTGCTAGTATCGTCTTCAGTGGTCGTGGTTGTCGTTGACGAATTATTGTCATCACCGCCACCACCTGGGGGACTTTCTGCCATTCTTTTCTTAGTTGCTTCAGTGCGCGCCTGGAAATCCCTTGCAGCGCTTTCGCTATATCCGCTTTCGACAAGCTTATCGATTTGCGCTTGTCCGGTTAAACCAAAGGTCGATAGACCCATCGAAAGATCATTTGCTAGGCTTGCAGTGTAGTTTTTTTGAGCCGTCGAACCATCATCTTTGGTATTGATCGCTTGCGACACAGCACTGTCGGTATCAATTTTAGGTGTACTCGAACTGCTTGACGAACCGCCGCCGCCCCAATTCTTTGGGTTAAACGCTGAATTACTCCAGCCGGTGTGTAAAATCATGATCTATCTCCTATGCGGCAAACGGATTGTAATCATTCATCGCTTGCCGTTGCGGTGGTCGGTCACCAAATCCACGACCTTGCCGTAACCCCACCGCCAGATATCTAAACCCGTCTGCAGCGTGGCTACTCCAATCGTGAACAGGCGTGTTCCTAAATGAACGCAGCCTCTCGTTATACGCTCGATGATACTGACGCAGCGCTTCCAAACCTGGCTTGCACAAATCCGCATCAAACCAACAACGTGGCAATAACATTTTCGCAGCATGGATCCCGTCCTCTAATGGCAATTTCGGAACAACACGAAAATTTATTCCCAGGTCATAAGCCGTTTCTCGTCGGCTCTTGCCTGTACTCAACTCTCTCACCTCAATGTCATGAGGCGCATTATGCTCCCCATAAACGTAGTCTTTACCTTGCAGAACCTTCACATAGTGAGGCAAACCCTCACCCCTGTTCTCGTAATAATCGATCACATGCACTGACCGCCCAACTTGCTGGACGAACCAAATTACCGTGGAATCGTTCATTCCCAGATCCCAAAAAGTGTCCACCCTTACAGATGGATCATACGGAACTGAAGCGATGCGCCCCTTCTCATGGAGGTCTTGCAACTCATGCCCGTAAACTGCACCAGGGACATTCGCCACCCAGCTACATTCATATTCTTGCGCATACTGATCTGCCGACATCATCGCCTGGGCAGCATCCAGTTCCTCTGCGTCCAATATCCCCGTTTCACTCGCCTTGAATAAAGCCGTATGCCAATCAGCCTGTTTCTCAGCTGCATCATACAACTCGAAAAACGCATTGTGTCCACGCGGTGTCCCGATGAATAACGCCCACCCTTTCCTATCGCTCAACGCCGGTCTAATCACTTCCGGAAACAAACTCTCCGGCATGTCTGCCATCTCATCCAAGCAGACACCATCGATGTAGATGCCCCTCAAACTATCCGGATTTTCTGATCCAAGTAGCTGTATCCTAGCACCATTGGGCAAGTCACACCGCAATTCAGTCTCATGAAACCGCACCATCGGGATCGCACCAGCAAACTGCTTCAGATAATCCCATGCCACAGCCTTCGCCTGGCGGTATGTAGGGGCGATATAAGCGTACCTGGGGTTGGGTTTCGTGCAGAGTATAGCATCCCTAAGCAAATGGTTTATGGCCATCACAGTCTTACCAAATCGCCTGTGACACACCACTACTCCCCAGCGCTTCTGCGACAGTGCATTGTGCAATTCTTGCTGCAGTGGTCTAGGTGAATAAGGGATCTGGATCTGCATGAGACAGTGTCTTCCTGGCCTATATAACGTGTAGAGTCGGGGCGCGCGGATTTTCGGGGGGTGGGGGTCGGCCCCCCGCCATTTTCTAGGGGAAACGGGCAGTATCCCCGTCACCTAACCCTTTATTTCCTGGGGCATAACAGCATTCGGTGCCAAGCCGGTGCCAAACACCCAGGCGGCATATCGATTTTCAAAAATCAAACCCAGCCGGTGTGCCTCGTGCGCGCGACCCCTGCCAATCTGCGTGTGATATATCGTAAATCACCCCTTGCCCATTTGCTTCATAACGCTCTTTGGTTTCTTGTGGGTAAGCTTCACACTGCTATCGGTATGCTTTTCTCCAGTGTGCAATGTACCATCAGGCATCTTGTGTGTCTTGCCATTGTACAGCTTACCATCAGGTGTGTAGTGCTTCTTGTTCTTAGCCATTATCCCGCCTCTGCAGTGACGTTACCGTCTGACCAGGTCAGTGTGATCTGTCCAGCCTGTTGCTTGTCTTCTGCCTTGTCTCTGAGCCCCAGCGGCTGCATTTGTCTGATATGCTTGTCCATGTGATCTGCTTGCAGTCTTCTGCGTTGAACCTCTGCCATTGCAAGCTTTGGATCGGTAGGCAGTTCTGCATTCACCAGATCGAGTATTTGATCACGCATGACCTCACACTGCAAAGAACGTGCTGTGCGATACTTTGTGTATGCATCTTCATCGTCTTTGACATGACGCAACACTGTACGCCATGAAGGAAGCTCTTTTGTGTTATCGCATATGCGTGTCAGGCTTTCCCCTTCAGCGATACGATCACAAATGATATCCATCTGTTCTTGTGTTACTTTTGTTGGCATGTGTTGATTGCTCCCAGCCCAGCACTCTGGTCAGGCAAGTTTTGTATGGAACGTGTTAGATGTTAGGCTGAGAGCCGTTGTTTTGCCAGGTGACCTGGGATGATCGAAATAGCGACAAGTCGAATGCGCCACCTGGCGAGAGGTAATAAAACAAAATCTGTCCTATTATATCATATCCCCTACCACATTTCGTGCATTCATACAAGCACTAGTATTTTTTTGTTAAGCATGTTGACGTTTAGCGTCATGCTAGAAATATTCAGCCAGGATATCATCTAATTGTGCCTGGATTTTGTACCAGCATCGGATCAATGCATCCTGGTATTTTCTCTTGATGACGCGACCATCACTGTAGCCTCTCATCTTTGCAAGCTTGTACCACTGTGGCCCACGTTCTCTGAATGCTGCGCTGTGTGCTACTGCCCAGACAATCTTGCGATCATCTTCGTCCATCATCTCAATACCCAGAGCGAGAGCCATCTCATAGCTATCGATCTGGGTTGGTGTTGCTTTCGGTAATCCTGGTTTGAAATCTCCGTAGCCGTATGCGCTCCATGATTGCACATAGTCTGGCCATGATGACATCTTTTGCTTTCGAACAGCAGCCGGTAGTTTCCGCTCTGTTTCTGCCGCTTCAAAAAAAATATCTGATAATTCGCTTACGTCTGGCTTATCCACAAATCAAAGCCAAATCTTAGGCGTTAAGCTTAGCGATATACTTAGCGCTAATCTTTGAAAGCTATATGGTAAGCTTTCAAGATTAGCTTTGTTTTTTGATCTGCAATTCTTTGCGCTAAGCTTTGCGCTAAGCTTAGCATGTCGCGACTTCGTCGATTTTAAAAACCTGACTTGAATCATGTCAATACACTAAATTTATCCACAGTCCGTCCATGTCCGTCATTGCTTTTCATCGCCGTCCACTGCCGATTTTTTTTGTCGCCAGTACACCATTGCAAGTACATGCTGAGCCACGCGGTTGAAATTTTCGTCATCCATCTTGCCTATTTTCCGGATGCACTCGTCTGCCTCGAACTCGTCTTTATCGACGTACAACTGCCGCTGCATATGTACGCCGTACAATCTTCGGTCAGGCGGTTTGCGTTTCTTCATACGCCTCATCCAACATCTCGTGGGAAAGATTAGCGACCTCAGTCATCTGTTCCTCGTAGACGTTCATGAACTTGTCTAACAACTCTGTCGCTTGCAGATACTCATGCGTGTTCAGCGTGTCCCTGGCATCATACTGGAATTCATTCCGATGCTTGCGCAGCGCCACAATAACGACCTTTGTCTCTTCACTTGTTAGTTTCACGCAGCTTCTCCATGTCTTTGTCATGTTGTTTGTCATGATCCAGCGCAATGCCAATCATATCTAATTCGCATTTAAGTTTTATGCGCTTCTCTTTGTTTTGTTCTAAAAATTTGTCGAATTCATCAACGTGAGCTTTGACTTTTTTGAATAGCTCATCATGCTTTTTACGAAACTCTTTCAATTCATTATAATTTACTTCTATCTCTTGTTGCACAACCTCGATTGGCCTTGCGTATTCCCAAAAGATTAGCTTCTCATATTGTCCAAACCGTGCGTTGGGATTTCTACTTGTTAGCTTCATTTCATGTTCACCCCGTGTTTTTTAATTAATCTTGCGTTAATTCTGTCCTTCAACCTGTTGCAATCTTTGAATATTGCAGCGTCTGTACTGTCATGCTCGTCATGATATTCGTGATATTGCTGTGCAAACAGGCTGCTGTATTCGCTAAGCGCGTACCACAACAGCTGTAGATCTGATTTCTTAAATTCCATTGCTATTAAACTCCCAGTGGATTGCATTCATCGCACCGCTCGTTTTCTGCGACAGGCTCGTATGCCTGGTATTCACCGGACACACGAACCATACGCACCACCTCAATCCATCCGCTGCCGTCACAAGTTTCGCACTTATCGGCAATCTCTTTTTCTATCTTGGCAACCGCTCTCGCTAGTTCCCGCAATTCGTCGGCCATCCCTTCATGAATCGGGCCACTGAATAACTGCTTGTCATGCTCAACTGGACGCAGCGAAAACCATGCACCGGCTTCTGGGCTGTACGATACAGACCACAGCATGTGTTCGATCTCGACCTCAGTCTTCGTCATC